CTCGTAAGAGGATATCGGCTGCTTTCGCGTCCTAATAAGACCAAGGTGGCCTTGCTTACGATTTATAAATCAATTGCTTTATTTCTAATAAAGTTGGAATAGCCTATTCCGAGAAATAATTGGTTTACGTAAGTCTTTAGTATTTTTGACTAATCTACTAAATAATAATAGTCATCATTTCCTGAGAAAAAATGATTAATTAAGATTGAAGATTAGCACTCTTTGATTTGATCAGTCCGCTACGAAACAACATAAAGTAATGCCGCAACGAGAAAGACAACTCAAGGCTGAGTCACTACAACAACAAGAAGATACTATGATCTTGTTGGACAAAAATTGTCTGCATAGTTTTGTAAGAGACCTTGATATTGCTGAATGTTTAAAAATACAGTTACTACTACAATATAGTAATGTAATTGATGTTATTAAACATTTAGTATTATATCGAATCTGCGACGATAAATGGTTAGTTTCTATCCTTCCGAGGCTTCATAATAAGAAGACTCAAGGTTCAAACTTGTTCAACGGCCGTGATGACCGAAGAACCTATAACCACTTTAATCAGTGTATTTCATTAGCTTTAGGAGTTCATGGTGTTTTAATAACACAAGGACTCTTCCTACCAATGAGAAAAATCCGTTACTCTTCATCAGAGAGACGGATTCAATACGTAACTGATTATAACTCATCACTGACCGCGCTTTTTCTACATTATTTGAAGGTATTACCAACAAATAATATAGTTAAAGCTATCAAGATATCACTCGCTTCTAGATTTTCTCTAGAAGCCAACCAAGAATTGCCTTCTCCAGTAGAAGAGATGTTTCCTGTTTTTCCTGTCTCTTTTGAGACGTCGAAACAGTTTAAATCTCTGCTACAGGGGGACCGCAAGCGCAAATTAAGCTTCTTCTGGAGTATTCTCCAGTCGAAGAGCTGCTGTGCAAAGGTGGATCAGGGCATGATAGATGAAGCTTATGTTAAACATAAATCTTCTCTATGCACCGATACACCTTTACTCATCTCGGAAGAACTCAAATCATATCTATATACTCAAGGTGTTGAGTTTGGCAAGCTGGTTAAGGGTCATTATGATCCTTTCCTAGCTCCTGCCGCTGCTCAATCCTCGTGTATAGAAAATTCTAAATCTAAGGGTGGACAAAAATCATATTTATACGAACATATTCGTGACTTCAATAATGAAGTACCCGAATATAGTATATCCGATCATTGTCCAAAGCTAGATTCAGAGCGATTTGAACCCGTAGTTATTGGCCTATTCGGCCCTCCAGGTGTGGGTAAGACTAGAATGCTAATTAAATTCCTTCGTAACTTAAAGAAAATCTTTAAGTTCGGGGATGATGTTAGCAAGCTTGCTTATTCACGCTCATGTAATACTGATCACTGGGATGGTTATAATAACCAACCTGTGACAATATTAGATGACTTTGGTCAGGATCCTAACGGAACTGACCTTGGAGAGTTTATGAATTTGGTATCAACTAACGAGTATGTTCTACCGATGGCAGATCTACAAGAAAAAGGAAAGAGATTCAATTCTCCTGTTATTATACTATCAAGTAACTTGGTTTTTGGCCAAGCACTTAAGGATAGTACATCATCAGGGCATCGAATCACTCAACCCAAAGCTTTTTGGAGACGTTTCGATTTTGCATTAAGGTTCAGAAGTAAATCTGAAACCAAAATTTCGCATGATAATCCCGATTATTCTCCTATCGTTTATAGTTTTACTAATTACTTCCATAGTTTTGAAAGTAATAGTCCAACGACTAATGATAGGGGCAATAAACTTTGGGACTTGCCGTCAGCCGTTGACGGGGCCTGCTCCTTTAGAGGAGTGGCCCTCAATGGTGAGGCGAGACTAAGCTACGGATCTAGTTGTGACCATCCTTTAAGGTATGATTACAACCAGTTTGTTAACTTAGTTAGTCAGCGATTGATCGAAAAAGAAACTATTCATAGTGAGTATTTGAGTCCAATTTGGACTCAAACACTCATGGATGAACAGCTGTCCTTCACCGAATATAATGGTTATCACCATCATATAAATACCGGTAAGAGGACAGTTATGTCTCTAAACTTTGAGAGAGAAGTACCTACTTGTTTACCTATCGTCCGAGCTGTAGCTCTTGCAGAACCTTTAAAGGTCCGCATGATCACGCTGGGTGAAAGTAAAACAAGGGTACTTAAACCTTTTCAAGAAGCAATGGAAAAGAGTCTAGAGAATATGACTGCCTTCCGTATCAGATATTGTAAAGATACAATGAAAGAATATCCCATCATAGTTAAAGAACTGCTTAATGCAGGCTCTAGCGATGATATTTGGCTTAGTGGTGATTACACCGCTGCCACTGATAATCTTTCAATGGATGTTACACAATCGTTGATCGAGGGCATACTATCTCAAATTGACCATGAGCCCACTAAAGAGTGGGCCCGTTGGGAGACTGGACCTCACCGAATTCTTTATGAGAATTCATGTGAAGGTATCCAGACTTCTGGTCAATTAATGGGCTCTTTGTTGTCATTTCCTTTATTATGTCTGGCTAATCTCGCCACAGCTAAATTAGCTGGAGTGAGTGAAGACAGAGTATTAATAAATGGAGATGACATCCTTATGCGCGCAAATAAGAGTGAAATACAAAAATGGAAAGAGGTAGCACCTAAATTAGGTTTGAGTTTATCCCTTGGTAAAAATTTTGAAGATAAGAACTTCGGTTCTATAAATTCTCAAATGTTTTACGATGGGGAATACCTGAAAGCAGGTAAAATCTCATTACTAGTTCGGGGTGGGAAAGTTATTGGGTCAACTTATGCTGACCTTCAGAGAACTTATGGATATGAGACTGAGATTACAAAACTGTATGTTGGATTAAACCAACTTCAGCTCCGTAATACGTATCAATCCTTAGACGTGCCATTTGATTATGGCGGTCTGGGTTCTAAGTTTAAAGATGGCAGGAAGATCACAAAATATGATCGACTCTGCTATCTTTACAAATTTTTCCAACAAGGTGTAGTTTCTCAGATAAATCTGAAAAAGATTACACCTCTTAATAGCTACACAATTTCCGTCCCTAAGACCTCTAATAACACGTCTGCTACTGATCGTTTCGTTTCACGAATGATCGGTGCACAGCCGAGGAAATTAGATGTTGCGGACCCTGGAGTGATTACACGTAAACAAATTCATAAGTTTGAAAAGGACTTCTCTCGAGAAGACTATCCAAATATGTGGAAATTTGTTGATCGTGGGAATCTACAGGATACGCCATCATTAGGGGGTGATAGAGAGTTCCGTATTGTTACTGAGGAAAAACTTAAAGAGTTTCTAAAGTATGATACAAACACCGGTCAATCTATCGACTACAACACTGAAGATTATGTCACGGATACAAATATTGTTGAATCAAGTTCGAAGTCCCTTATTGGGCTTGAACTTGCTCACCATGCTTGTGATTTCATGACATCGTTTAAGAAGCTCATTGCTCGAGATGACTATGAAGGGATTAAAAATTATTTTAAAACCTCTATATTTCATCAAAAGGTAATTATAGCTTCTGATTTCAGTGAGCCTACTGTTAAAAGTAGAGCTAAGTAGAGTTAAGCTTTTGGCTTAACCAAATTTGAATGTTAGAAGTTTACTTCTTACTAAAACGTAATTAGAGAGTCGACCATCTATCGATGATCTTACCTTCCAACATTCACGTCGCAATTGGGATTCGCGTAATCATATAACTCATGTTATATGACCCACTAAGGAGAGTTATTACGAACTCTAGGAACTTGCACCTGAGGTGTTTGTTCTTTTGC